AAGTACGAAATGACCCCTGGGGATGATTACTACATACAAGAGGCAAAAGTGACTTTACTGGCTATGCAAGTGTCTCTGTCCGTAATGCAAAAGCAACTTAAGAAGCAATAAATGGCAGTGCGTCTGAATAAACGTCATAGCGATTTGGTGCGCTCAAAAATCCAAGCAAGTCAGCTCATAAATCGGCTTACAGATCATGCACTTGGCGAGGTTGAGCTAACACAGACGCAGATACGCGCTATTGAGATCTTATTAAACAAGTCGGTGCCGAACCTAGCTGCTATTGCAGTGCAGCATGTGGACGGCGCAGACGAATCCTTAAACCAAATCACGGTGAAACTCGTTGGAGAAAGTCCTAGAGATTCCGAGCGTCTACCAGAGCCTTTATCAACCCAATCGGTACAAGGTGTACTGGGGCGGCAGGGGCGCGGCGAAGTCATGGAATTGCGCTATCGCGCTGCTGATTCAAGCGACGCAGAGGCCATTGAGAGTTCTGTGTACGAGGGAAGTACAGGGTAGCATCCGCGAGTCAGTGCATAAGCTGCTGGCTGACCAGATAGAGCGACTGGGCCTACAAGGTCATTACGAAATCGTTGAGCACACTATCCGGGGCCGCAACGGGTCTGAGTTTATATTTGAAGGGCTGCGGCACAACGTCACAAAGATAAAGTCTATGGAAGCCGTAGACATTGCTTGGATTGAGGAAGCGGACCGCGTATCGGACGAATCCTGGCAAGTCTTGATCCCAACCATTCGTAAGCCCGGCTCTGAAATCTGGGTCACGTTCAACCCACAACTGCGCACAGACGCGACGTATCAACGGTTTGTAGAGAACCCGCCAGATAACGCGCTGGTGCAAAAGGTCAGTTGGCGCGATAACCCATGGTTTCCAGACGAACTGGTGTCAGAGCTAGAGCACCTAAAACAGTTGGATTACGACGAATATCTCCACGTTTGGGAAGGTGAGTTTAAATCCTTTGCTACCTCAGCCATCTACGGCAAGCAGTTAAAACAAGCGCGGGAGGAAGGGCGCATAACCACAGTCCCGATAGAACCGGCGTGCGAAGTACACACGGCATGGGACTTGGGTAAAAACGACACGACCGCTATTTGGTTCTTCCAAAAGGTTGGCGTCGAGTATCGGTTTATTGATTACGAAGAAAATCGCCTAGTCGATTTGGACTACTACGCCAAAGCCATCAAGAACCGAGACTATTTATATGGCATGCATTACCTGCCGCACGACGTAGATTTTGAGTTGCTCGGCATGGTGAACAACCGGCGCCAACAACTGGAAGACTCTGGCGTAAAGCCAATCGAAGTGGTGCCAAGAATTAAGCACATAAACGAAGGCATCGAAATGACGCGGAGAATGTTTGCAAGCTGCTGGTTTGATAAGGACCGCTGCGAGCGTGGCATTGAGGCGTTAGCGAACTATGAGTACAGCTTCGATGCGAAGAACAACACGCACCGCAGCACGCCTTTGCACAACTGGGCCAGTAATGGTGCTGACGCATTCCGCCAAGTCGCCCAAGGGTTTAAGCAATCGTCTTGGGCGCGCATGAACGACAACACAATGAGTGACCGGCGACGTCGAATCGTCGGGGCGCAGTGGTCAACGGACACTGCATGGAGAACTTAATGGAATACGAAAACGAACCCATGGACGAAAGCCAAGTCGTTTCGATTGTGCGCGGAAAAATTAACGACTGTCTTAATGAGTCCGGCGGCGAGATCTCCGAGACTCGCATGGAAAATTATGATTTTTATGTGGGTAAAGAGTACGGAAACGAACGCGACGGGTTCAGCAGCGTTGTAACTCGTGAGTCGATGGAAGCAGTGGAATGGGCGTTGCCATCCATCATGCGCGTGTTTACCTCAAGCAGCCAGGTCGTGTCTTACGACCCGGTTGGTCCAGAGGATGAAGAAGAAGCACGTCAGCAAACACAGATTGCTAATCACTATCTGACCCGCGAAAACAACGCATTCTTAGCGTTATACAACTGGTTCAAAGACACGCTTATGTATCCCAACGGCTACATCAAGCTGTTCATGGACGAACGTGTTGTGACCCGTTTAGAAGAATACGAAGGGCTGGACATGATGCAGCTACAGGCTGCAATGGTGAACCTGGCACAAGAAGGCGACGTCGAAGTCATCGCACAGGAAAGCAACTACCAAGAGGTGATGGCCGACAACGGGTTTGTCAGTCAGACCGAAACGTTCTCAGTAAAGCTGCGCGTCACTAAGCGCATTATGGAACCGAAACTAGTCAATGTGCCGCCCGACGAAATGTTAGTGGCAGAGAACTGTTACAGCATTGACTTAGATGAAGCTGATTTTCTTTGTCACCGGGTCCGCAAGACCTACAGCGAACTGGTCGAGATGGGTTACGACCGTGACTTGTTAGACGGTGTGGGTGGCGACTACGGCGGTCAATTCGACGAAGAAGATGAAAACCGGCTGTTTTCCGAAGAAGAAGACGAAGTAAACGAAAGTGACCCCTCAATGCGGGGGTATATCGTCAATGAGTGCTATCTAAAGATTGACGAAGACGGCGACGGCATCGCCGAGCACCGCAAGATTTGCATGATTGGCAGCACGATTTTTTCTGATGAAGAAATCAATTATCAACCCTTCGTTGCACTGACAACGGTGCCGCTGCCGCACCAGCATCCGGGGTTGAGCATGATCGACCTGGTTAAAGATATTCAGAAGATTAAGTCGACGCTCATGCGCAATATGCTCGACAACATCTACAAGGCTAACGTGCGTAGGAAATACGTCGGTGACGCTTTTATATCTGACGAAGCGGGAACGCTCGACGTTCTGTTAGACACCGCCAGTGAGTTCATACCGGCGCGAGACCCAGGTGCTTTGAGAGAAGAACAAGTGCAGCCGATTGTGTCTGAGATCCTGCCAGTGATGAAAACCATGGACGAAGTGCAAGGCATTCGTACAGGCATCACGCCACAGTTGAGCCTAGACCCAAACATCTTGCGCGAAACAACAATGGGTGCGTATCAGTCTGCGATTAGCCAAGCCAGTCAGCGCGTTGAGATGATCGTGCGCATATTTGGCGAAACTGGCATGAAACAGTTGTTCGTTAAGATGCACCAGCTATTGCGTACTAGTGTGGATAAGCAGCGCGCTATTCGCATCAGGGGCAAGTGGGTGCCGTTTAATCCTGCAGGGTGGCGCGAGCGTAACAACGTCGCTGTTGAGGTTGGACTGGGTTACAACAGCAAAGCCGAAGAAATGCAAATGCTTAACAGCTTGCTGAACATCCAAAAAGAGGCTGTCCCGTTTGGTTTGGCGTCGCCAGGCAACGTGTACAACACCCTGGACCGCATGGTCGAGTTGGGCAACGTAGGCGATACGCAAACGTTCTTTACTGACCCCGCAACGATACCTCCGAAAGGGCCACCACAACCGACGATTGCAGAACAACTTGCAATGACTGACCTGCAGATGCGTCAAGCAGAAAGCCAAGCAAACCTGCAGATGAAGTCAAACGAAATGCAGATGAAGCAACAGGAGTCTGTGTTTACGGCACAGTCTGAAATGGCGCAAGAGCAGCAGCGTATGCAAATGCAGATTGCAGAACTGCAGGCCAAGTTAGCCGACATGGACGCCGAGAAGAAACTCAAGGAAGCCAAGACATACAAAACGCTGGAAGAAGCGCGCAAGCTAGACCTAGAGAACGACGGCACTGAAACAGGTGTCGTGGACCTACTGACAGAGCAACTGCGCGGTGGCTAAAGCGACGCTATCGCAGTTAACGGAGAAACTTGCACGATTAAGTCGAGCGCGTGAGCAACAGTATGATCTTGAAAACCCTATATATCACGGCACCAGCGCCCAGAACATAGAGGCTTTTGACGAGCAACTGATAGGTTCTGCAACTGACGAAGGCCATTATGGACGCGGGATTTACTTTGCAAACAGCCCAGGTGAGGCGCGGTTTTACGGGCCGAACGTAGGTAAATACTACAAAAGGGGTAAGTATTTAGACCTAACCAACAATTCTGGCGATCTCACATTTTTAGGTCATTTCAAAGATTTTGCGCCAAAATTAGATGCGATAGGTGCGTTGTCCGATACTCAGAAACAAGCCCTTCGGTCCTACCAAAGGGCTGATGAATACATCAAAGAAAATGTAAGGTTTATAAAAACTCAAGATGGCGACAAAGAAGGCATCGGTGCGCAACTAAAAGTCGATGGGCCAACTGGGGAACTATCAGCGTTTAGGAATAACAGAGGTCTGTTTGCAACAGAAGAAGAAGCACTCGAAAACATCAAATTTCAGTTTTATAGACATCTTGAGCGAAATGAGCGCGAAAAATACCCAGGTATCGGGGATGAAGCAGCCTCGCTTTCGGATTATGTGCGCACTGAGCTTGGGAGCGGCAACCTAACAAACGCTGCAAAAGCAGCGGGTTATGATGGGATCGTGTATGGCGACGAAACAGTAGTTTTCGATCCTAAAAACATTAGATCCGTCGACGCCGAATTTGATCCAAAAAAAACAGACTCGCCAAATCTACTTGCAAGCCCGGCAGGGGCAACGATTGGGGCGGGGGTCGTCGGCGCAACGGCTACACTTAGCGACCGCGCTTACGCAGAAGAAATACCAAATCTAGCTGCCGTAGAGCGGCGAGCACAAGCGTTCGCGAATCAGCGCGACACCAAAAACAAAGCATGGTCTAACCTCAAAGATGCGGTCGGCAAAATGACCCAGCCCTTTCAGCCATTGGCGGAGTTTGTGGCGCACAGTGCCGCAGGCATGGCGTCGGGTGTCGGGGCTGCGATTGCTTACGACAGCACGCAGATACCTGCGGAAACTATTGAGCGCGGTCGCGAGGCAGTGCGAGCTTTCCCAGAGCAGATAGGTTTTGGTCCTATCGACGAAAACGCTTACCAAATTGCA